GGGTGGTGCTGTTAAAGGCAAGAAGCCTGCTGTTGCTGCCATCATGATTGCTATGCCTGCTAAGGGTAAGGGCAAGACAAAGATGGCTATGGGTGGCTGTGCCACGAAGAAGAAGTGATGACACCGAAGCAACAAGCCAAAGTTGGCAAGGTGATGAAGGAGTTTAAGGAAGGCACTCTGCATCAGGGTGCTGGCAAGAAAGCTCCGACAGTGAAAAATCCTAAGCAGGCCATTGCCATTGCATTGTCAGAAGCTCGTAGGGCTAAGAAGAAATAAGTGAGCATCACTCATTATCCTGCGCTAGTACGTATTGCCTCTGATAGTAACACCGTTGCTATTGGAGGCACTAACGTTGATGCATTCGGACGAGTTCGGGTAAGTAGTCCGTTAACTCTGTTTGATTCTTCTCATCGCTACGCTGACAACAACCTCTGGGTCAATAGCATCACTGGCACTGCTGCCGCTACGTTCAGCGCAGATGAAGGATTGGTCAATCTAACCGTTGGCAGTGCTAACAACGACCAAATCATTCGAGAAACTATAAAGGTTTTTGCATATCAACCGGGCAAGAGCTTGTTGGTGATGAACACGTTTGTGTTCGGTGCAGCTAAGGCAAATCTGCGTCAGCGTTGTGGTTATTTTGGTGCTGCTAACGGAATGTATTTTGAGCGAGATGGACTTAACATATATCTTGTTGAGCGAAGTAGTGTTAGCGGTTCTCCAGTAAATACACGTGTAGCACAAGCAAATTGGAATCAGGATAAATTAGACGGCACAGGACCATCAGGTATTACGTTAGATGTTTCTAAAGCTCAAATCTTGTATATGGATGTTGAGTGGCTGGGATTGGGTACGGTGCGAATGGGCTTTGTCATTGATGGTGTGTTTGTTCCGGCACACAACTTCCATCATGCCAACCTTGTCACTACAACGTACATCACCACTGCATCTCTACCTCTGCGGTACGAGATGACAAACACAGCCGCCACTGCCAGTGCAAGTACGCTCAAGCAGGTGTGCTCGACGGTGATCTCCGAAGGTGGCTACGAGTTGCGCGGCGCACAGTTGTCTGCCGGTAACACCATCACAAGCCCAAAGACGCTGACCACTGCGGGTACTTTTTACCCGGTGGTTTCAATCCGTTTGAAGTCTACCCGGCTTGATGCGATTGTTATTTTGACAGCGATATCTATTCTGGGTATAAGCAACAACGCCAACTACAAGTGGGAAGTTGTGGCGTCTGGCACCACAACGGGTGGTACGTGGGTTAGCGCGGGAACCAATTCTGGGGTTGAGTACAACATAACCGGCACTGCGTTCTCAAGCACTAATGGACGTATTTTGGCAACGGGCTTTTTCCAAGGCTCCAACCAAGGCTCAAGCAGCGTTGACATCTTGAAGGAAGCGTTGTTTGCTTCTCAGCTAGAGCGCAATTCGTTTACCGCCACACCATACGAATTGACACTTGCTTGCACGGCTGCGTCTAACGGGAATCAGGTGTTGGGTTCTTTGGATTGGGAAGAGATAAGTCGATGAGCAATAAAAAGCGAACAGTGGCACAGACGCTGACAACAAGCAGCCAAGATGTTTATGTTGTTCCGCCTACGTTTAGGGCTGACATCAGCAGCATCTTTGTTTCTAATGGAAGCGATAGCACCGTTAACGTAACGCTACAATGGTATCGTGCTAGCGATGCAGCATCGTTCGACATTATGGATGCTGTGCGAATGGAACCACGTAGCATTCTGCAGATTACAGCGCCTCTCTATCTCGATAAGAACGACAAAATTATTGGCTTTTCTAGTATTAGCAGCGCCATCACTGTGTCTATCCGCACAGAAGAATTTTTTGCCAGTAATACACAATCATGAAATCACAACTTAACGAACAGCAAAAGAAATTCATTGAAGCGTTGTTGGGTGATGCTAACGGCAGTCCTACAAAGGCTAAGAAACTTGCTGGCTATAGTGAAAACTATCCTACCAAAGAGTTGATGTTTGCTCTGAAAGAGCACATCATTGAGGCTACACAGCTTTACATTGCCATGCATGCGCCTAAAGCGGCTATGGCGGTTGTTGGAGGCATTGATGATCCTACAGAGCTTGGCATCAAGGAAAAGCTGGCTGCTGCTAAAGACCTCCTCGACAGGTCTGGTGTTGTTAAAACAGAGAAACTTGAAGTACAATCTAGTGGTGGCATCATGATTTTGCCCCCAAAGGACAATGACGACTAGAGATTTAGGAACATGGCTCCTTCCTCAACCGGTAGAGAGAACGGAGTATATAAAGATACCAAGGCTTAGAAATAGCATCACTATCCCCTTCGGTTATAAAATCGATGAGGAAGATGATGGTTGGTATGTTCCTATAAAGAAAGAGCTAGATGCTCTAAAGATTGCTGAGAAATATTGCAAACAATATACGTTTCAGCAAGTTGCCATATGGCTTACGAAGGAAACAGGGCGATCAATCAGCGCAGACGGACTACGCAAACGGCTAAGAGATGAAAGACGAAGAAAAAATAAATACAACTTCTATCTCGCCCTTGCCGGAAGATATAAAGCCGCGCTTGAAAAGGCGAAAGCCTTCGAGGAAACCCTCGGTCAAAGAGACAAAACCGTCTTCTTCGATCAAGACCCCTATGTCAGTCTTTACGAGCGTTTCCCCATCCCAAGTCGTAGAGATTGAGAATGTCATCTTCAAGCCCAATGCAGGGCCTCAGACAGCCTTTCTAGCCTCTTCTGAGCGTGAGGTGCTATATGGGGGTGCAGCAGGCGGTGGAAAGAGCTATGCGATGCTTGCAGACCCGCTGCGCTACATCACGCATCCACAGTTTTCTGGGCTGCTTCTACGTCACACCACTGAAGAACTAAGAGAACTTGTGTGGAAGTCACAAGAACTCTATCCCAAAATCATTCCCGGCATCAAATGGAGTGAGCGTAAGTTTCAATGGGAAGTGCCAAACGGTGGCAGGTTGTGGATGTCCTACCTTGATAGAGACGAAGATGTGTTGCGCTATCAGGGTTTGTCGTTTAGCTGGATTGGTTTTGACGAGTTGACGCAATGGGCTACGCCTTTTGCGTGGAACTACATGCGTTCTCGTCTGCGTACAGCGGCGTCAGACCTGCCGGTGTACATGAGAGCATCAACAAACCCCGGCAACAGAGGTCATGCATGGGTTAAGAAGATGTTCATTGACCCTGCGCCGCCTAATCAGTCATTCTGGGCTACCGACATCGATACTGGCGATGTCATGACATACCCCGAAGGACACAGTAGATCGGGGCAACCGTTGTTTAAGCGACGATTTATCCCTGCAAAACTATCTGATAACCCATATTTGACCAAATCTGGTGACTATGAGACAATGCTTTTGTCGTTACCAGAGCATCAACGACGACAACTACTAGAAGGAGATTGGGATGTTGCTGAAGGAGCTGCGTTCCCTGAGTTTAAGCGATCCATCCACGTGGTGGAGCCTTATTCTATTCCTTCCGATTGGACTCGTTTTCGTGCTTGCGACTACGGCTATGGTAGTTTTACTGCTGTGTTATGGTTTGCTATCGCTCCTGACGAGTCTTTGGTGGTTTATCGCGAGCTATATGTCACAAAAGTGCTTGCCGAAGACTTGGCAGAACAGATTTTAAGGCTTGAAGCTGGTGAACGCATCCGATATGGTGTGTTAGATAGCTCATGTTGGCATAAGAGGGGTGATACAGGCCCCTCTATTGCTGAACGGATGATTGTTAGAGGATGTAGGTGGCGACCTTCTGATAGAAGTGCTGGTAGTCGCATTGCAGGTAAGAACGAAATACATCGACGCCTACAAATTGATCAATATATCGGACATCCGCGCATAACATTCTTCCAAAACTGCACACAAACTATTGCCGATCTTCCAACAATTCCGTTGGACAAGTCAAATTCTGAAGATATTGATACTAAAGTGAAGAACGACCACACTTATGACGCTCTGCGTTATGGTGTTATGTCTCGTCCACGCAGTGCAAGCATCTTTGATTTTGACCCAGCTAAACAATCACGTGGTATAACCCCCGTCGATGCTGTCTTTGGATATTAATTAGGACTTAAACATGGCTATTCGTAACGACAAAAACTTTATTGACGACAAAGCTATTGCTTTACCAGATGACAGCGGTGAAACCACGTTTAGCGGTGGATCGCTCATCAATTTTGTCAAAGAACGATATAGTCGTTCGAAGCAATCTCGTCGTTACGATGAAGAACGTTGGCTTCGTGCCTATCGCAACTATCGCGGCATCTATGGTCCCGATATGAAGTTTACAGAGACTGAAAAGTCTCGTGTATTCATCAAGGTTACTAAGACAAAGGTGTTGGCAGCATATGGTCAGATCATTGATGTATTGTTTTCCGGTAGCAAGTTTCCTCTTTCTGTTGATCCTACTCCGCAACCGCTAGGTATTGCTGAGCATGTCCATATTGATATTGCTGAAGAACAAAAGAAGGCTGCTGGACAGCCTGCAGCGCCTTCTATAGATATTAGCAAACCTCTTCCTCCCGGTACAAAGATTTCTGATTTGTTGGGATCGATGAAGAATGCTTTTAAAGGTCTCAATGTCAAAGAAGGTGCAGGCAAACTACCTACTCAGGTAACGTTTTCTCCAGCACAAGTTGCTGCACAGAAGATGGATAAGAAGATTCGTGATCAGCTTGATGAAAGCAAGGCTGCGACACATCTTCGGTCTACATCGTTTGAGCTTGCCCTGTTTGGCACAGGTATTATGAAGGGTCCGTTTGCAGTGGATAAGGAATATCCGCGCTGGGAAAACGGTAAATATAAGCCCATTCTAAAAACTATGCCGAAGGCGCAGCACGTTAGCGTCTGGAATAGCTATGTCGATCCTGATGCCAGCAATATCGATGAGTCTTCATATTTCATTGAACGTCATAAGCTAAATAAGACTCAATTGCTTGAGTTGAAGCGTCGACCTATGTTTCGTAACAGCGTCATTGATGCACTTGTTACTGATGGACCCAATTATACAAAGGAATATTGGGAAGACGATTTGAGCGATTATCAGCCTAACATGGGTGTTGAACGCTGGGAAGTTTTGGAATATTGGGGAAATGTCGATATTGAATTGCTTCGTGATAATGACATCGATATTCCGTCTGAGTTTGAGGATAGCGTTGAATTGCAGGCAAACATCTGGTTTAGCGGTGGCAAAGTCATACGTCTTGTCCTCAATCCTTTTAAGCCT